CCCCCAGTCCCCGTTTCGCACCGCGCATAGAATTTCATCTTGGGTATCCGGGGCCTCGCGTTATAGGCATCTTCATGCCATTTACAGAACTCTTCCCACAAGACTTTAGTATAGCAACGCACCCCGGATTCAAGGGTTAAGTCCGCCACTTCCCCTTCGCGAATCGCCTCAAAAAAGCTCGCAATCGGGTCGTTATCAGTCTGCCATTTTTGCATCCGGACTTTGCCTGAATCGGGCACAAAAAACTGTCCGTGGCAGTTGAGCAAATCCTTCAGTCCTTCGAGCGCGAAATTAATTATCCCCGCCATCCCGGCTTCACGGATTCTGTCTATCCTATGTTTATCGTGCTCACTGGCGTCCTTTTGAAAGTGGGAGCACGGGATAAAGGTCCATCGTCTCGTGTGGGCCATGGAGCCCCTTTCAAGCGTGGGTGGAATGTCGTTCGCTCCAAATATATGGACCGCGGGGAACGGCGCCCGGATTATGGCCTTATGTTTGCGGTTGATGGCGACGGGGATTCGGTCCTCGATTTGTTTAATCACGGCATCGGCGATGGGTTTGGACACGTCCAAGTCGGTGACGGCGTTGACCAGCTTCCCAGCCATTGGTTCCATGCCGAACCCTTGAAAGTCCGCCGGTTGCACGGAGCATACGTTCCCCTCACTCACCAATTGCGCGGCCAAAATAATCAGCGTTGATTTGCCCGAGCCTGGTTTCCCCACCAATAAAAAGAGCCTCGGATACAAGGGCGCAAGGACCGACCCGTACATTTGTTTGACCGCCCTGAGTTTGGTTTCGTACTCGGCATCGCCCAGGATGTTATGAATGGTTTCCTCGAACACTGGGTTTTTGGCGTCCGGGTCGTAATCAAAGGGAATCAGGTTAGTGGAGAAATCATCGCGTCGGTGCTCCCGAAACGTGAATTCCCAATTGCCCTTGGCGTAATCAATGGCCAGGGTTCCGTTATTAAAGGTCACGCGCTGCGGGTTCACGTAAAACATATTACGTTTAGTGTGCGGGAGTAGGTTCAGGAAACATTGGAACACGGAGCGAAAGCGGTTATAGGTGCCATAGCCAGCGTGAAGGACCATGATTTGCTGCATGACGTGGGCCTGATCGGCCTCGGTGAAAGCGCGCCAGTATTTTTTATCCCAAAGGAAAATATCGGTATCGAATTTCACCAGCGAGCCCTGGTAGTAATCAAACAAGCGGCGGGCGACTTCCATTTCTTCCGGGAGAATAACCTTGCCGGTCTTGGTGTATTTCATGTCCATGGGCTCAAGGCCATTAACCCAAGGCCCCACCACCAAATTAGAACTTGGTTTCTGGGCGGATGATGGGGACGGCGGCGAATCGAATTTTTGAAACTGGGCCATGTCCACCGGGACCATGCCGTCCTTGACCGCCTGGGTACCGCCTAAGACCCAAAGATCGCAGTAGTCCATGCTCGCATCGCCCGGAGGGCACACGGCACCAAGACCCAATTCCAGCGCGAGACGCCCGCCCTGTTCCAACCCCGGATTCACGGGCGCTCGGTGTCCCGCCGCCAGCATCTTGGCCTTGGTGTCAGCGTCATTGTCGAGCGCCAGAATCGCGCCGGGGAATTTCGGGGCTACGTGCTTTAAGTTGGAAAGGGTAAAGGCCACGATGACCCGCGAGCCCGTGGCGATATTGAGCGCGACCCCTGTAGCAAATCCCTCACAGACAAGAGTGATTGGGTCCCCACCGGCAGTAGCGGGCAACTCAAAGAACAACCCCTCGACTCGGCCAAAGTTGAAGAATGATTTGTCGCCGGAGTCGAAGATGGTTTGGAAGTTCCAAACTTCACCTGATTCGTCCCGCATGGGAACGACGACGGCGTGACCACTTCCGGTTGGTTTAACGATGGTGCCGGGCACATGGTTTGGGAGTTTCTTTTTCTCAAGATATAAGGATGTGCCGGAGCTTCCCTTTTGCTCGTATCGAGTGAAGATGTCCGAGGCGTTCTTTTTGGCCTGAAGCTGGCGTTCGGTTTTTTGTTGGATAAATTGTTTTTGCTTTTCCTCGAATTCATGTCTTTCCCCCTCTGAAATCGTGTCGCTCGAAAAATAAGAGTAACTTTTACCGTGACGCCATTCGCCCCAAGTGAGTGTAATTTTTCCCGACGCCAACGTGGAACCGATGTACCAACCTTTGTTCCCCAGTGAATCCGTGAACTCGTGCGGGATTCCGTCTAACTGTGATGGCAAAAAATCAAAACCATGGGACTTGATAAAATCTTGAAGTTCCAAACCATTCCCCCCTTTAGTGCTGAACCATCAACTATACACTGAATCACCTACCCCCAAGTCAACGGGGAGACGGGCTCTGACCAGTGGTGCCATTGTGGGTAACTCTGTGGAAAGGTGTGTGTGAAGGCTGTGAATACAGCGTGGATAAAGGATTCGCGCGGGTACCACACATCCCTTGCGTTTTCAAGTTGTTCTGATATGTTGGCCGTACCTTTTAGTGCGACGCTCAAAGACCTGATCTTTGAAAGTGGCTCGGTCTCCCAACCGGGCCATTTCTTTTTTAAAGGGGTCTAGATTTTGGTTGCCAAACATTTCGGGTTTGTGAAGGCTGGTGAGGTCGCTTAAAGGGGAATCAGAAATGCTATTGGCTAAGGACCCACGGCTCCATGCAACCGTTAGGTGGGTGTTTCTTTTCATCCGCCACGAGATTCATCGTGGGCATTCGTTATCGGACATCGAACTCCATTTATCCCAAGCGGTTCATTCAGGTAAACTGGACGAGTTTATAAAACTCTTTGACAAGGAAATTAAGGATGCCGCAATCAACGGACCATTACACGAGTGAGGCGGGGAAAATGTGGGCGGGGCTTTTGTTCATAGTATTTGGTTTTGCCTGGGCGATGTCGGGCGTTTGGCTGATTGTCGATTCTTATTTTAAATCAGTAGACCACACCAACCGCGTGCTCACGGAAACACGGACGCAAGTCATCGAGGAAATTCGCTCCCTTCGCACCGAGGTTAAGGGCTTTTGTGAGGCGCAGAAATTATTCGGGAAAACCTGCGACGCGGAGTTTGACCGGCTGGACACGGTGAGCGATACCGTTGGCGCACATGAGCTTGAAATCAAGCGGCTCAAAGAGCGGCAGAGTAGTTTTGTCAAACAACGGGAGCAATGATGCAGGAAAAGGGAAGCCCAGAACTTCACGACCCCGTTAACCACCCCAAACACTACACTCAGCATCCGAGCGGAATCGAGTGCATCGAGATTACCCGGCACATGAATTTCAATCTCGGCAACGCCATGAAATATATTTGGCGGGCCGATTTGAAGGCGGGACTTCAGGACTTGGAAAAGGCCATTTGGTACATCCAGGACGAGATCAAAAAGCGCAAAAGCAAAATGGAAATCGGGGACCGGAGCCGTGACTGACGCTGAACACGTTGGCGACCCCAGTCCCCTCGGTCACGATGGGAATGCGTATCCATCCGGCAATTCATCGGTGGAACCAAGTTCAAACTTAAACGGTCTTTGGGGCCATCAAGTCGAGGGTATTCATCGGGCACTGGCCAAAGGTAGCTATGGCTTTTTCTTTGAAGCCGGGACCGGGAAAACCCGTACCACCATTGAAGTCCTGCGCCACATTTATACGCAGCACAACGAGGCGCTCAAGACCCTGATTGTGGCGCCGCAAGTGGTGTGCCCAAATTGGAAAGCCGAGTTCGCGAAGTTCTCAAAAATTCCGGAACGCATGATCGAGGTCCTGGAAGGCTCAGGCAAAGAGCGAACCGAAACCATCAAAACCACGGACGCACGGATTCTGATTTGCAATTACCACACGCTCAATATGTTACCGGCGTTCGATGCGCTAAGAGCCTGGGCTCCAAAGGTCATGATTGCCGACGAGTCACACCGGATAAAAAACCCAAAAGCCATGATGACCAAGCGAGCGATAGCGTTAGCGATTCACGCCCAGTATAAATATATTTTATCTGGGACGCCGATTCTCCAGAACGCCATGGACGCGTTTTCCCAGTTCATGTTTCTCGATGGGGGAAAAACCTTTGGGGTTAATTACTTCACCTTCCGCCGCAGATACTTCCAAGACTTAAACGCGAGCATCCGGGCACGCTCACCACAAGTGACGTGGGCCAAGTGGGCGCCGATCAAACACCGCGAGGCGGAACTCAAAACCAAAATCTCCAACTCCAGTCTCTCGGTGAGAAAATCGGAGTGCCTGGACCTGCCGCCGTTCGTGCGCCAGCGGGTCGCGGTTCCATTGTCGAATGAGCAAATGAAAGCCTATGAGGAAATGCGGAAGTACATGATTACGTTCGTAGGGACGGAAGCCTGTACCGCGCAAATGGCTCTACACAAGGCTCTCAGGCTACAACAAATAACGTCCGGTTTTTTGGGGAGTGATGATGGAAGCGAACACGATTTCAAGAACGTCCCGCGCCTCGACGCGCTCAAGGAATTGCTCGAAGATTTATGCGAATCAGAAAAAGTTATCGTTTGGGCCTGTTGGCGTAACAACCAACGCGCGATTCGGGACATGCTCGCTAAAACTAAGATCGGATTTAGGGAACTTATTGGAGATTCAAGTCACCAAGACCGCCAGCAAGCAATGGAAGATTTTCGCCGCGACCCGAATGTCCGCGTTATCCTTGGAAGCCAGGGGGCCGGGGGCATCGGCGTTAACTTGGTGGAAGCCTCTTATGCGATATATTATTCGAGAAATTTCTCGCTCGAACAAGACGTACAAAGTGAGGCGCGAAATTATCGCGGCGGTTCAGAGATTCATGGAAAAATCACTCGGATTGACCTTGTCGCACCTGGAACCATTGACGACGATGTCTTAAAGGCCCTGGAGCAAAAGCAGGAAATCTCTGACCGGGTGATATTCCAATGTCTGAAGAAATAGCCAACGTCTCCAAGATCGAAATCAACGACCAGGAAATTCAAGTCGAGACCCGAACCACCAAGGACTTCAGAGTGGTGGTGTACGGGCTCACGAGCCAAGAGCCCATCGAGCCGGTGACTGTGGCGTTGACGCTGTATTTAATCTGCAAGGACATATGCAGCAATTGCAACATTGAGATTGACCAACTGGAAGACGGTTTGGTTGAGTCGGATGACATGCACTAAGGGGGGAAATTTGGACGGGGAATCAGGCGACGTTTCAGTCGCGGAATTTCAAAATGTAATCGACGAGTGGGTTTTGGTGCGGGAGAAAATCGACGAGATTGAAGCGTCGGTAAAACCCTACCAGGAAAAGCGTCGCGAACTGGAGCAACGGATTATCCAATACATGGATGCCTGCGAGCTTAGTAGCTTTCAAGGCAAGCTCGGCGGCGTGGAAAAACGCATCGTGGATTACTGCAACCAACCCTCGGAAGAAAACCGGCAGATTTTCTTGGACCATTTAATCGCGAACGGGGAACTCAGCGACGTGGTGACGTTTCACCAGGGCCGCTTGACCTCATGGTACAAGAGTAAAAAGGAAGAACTTGGATTTGATTTTAAGGCCCCTGGCCTTGATGAAATGAAGCAAAGAACAGAACTAAGAAAAAAACGATAAGGGGGAACAGTATGAGCACGGAATTAGTGAACAAGGAAACTGGAGAAATCATGGACGCCAACCAGGCGGCGATGGGGATGCTCGACGACTTGCCGTCTGCCGACGCATCGGACTACCGGATACCAAACCTTTGCATTGTCCAACCCACGTCGAAGCTGCAAAACGCGGCGGGAGAAATCGTGGACCTGAACACCAAACATGCCGTTGGTGCTGCGGGGAAGGCGTTGAACTTTGTACCGCTTTGGTTTTTCAAGACCTGGGAAATTTACCACGTCGATAAGCAAAACAACCGTGAGTACATCGGCAAAGAACTATTTGGCCCGAAGAACGCCATGTGGAAGTGGGAAGAGGAGGCCAAGGACTTCACCATCAAGCGACACTTGAACACCAATGTGTTCATGATCTTGGAAAAGGATTTGGATTCACCGATGCCGCAGCTTTATATGTTTAAGTTCCGCGGCAAGTCCAGCGTTGAGGGGAAGAAACTTTTGACGTTCTGGACGAACGCGAAGAACTATAAACAGATTCCATTCAGCTATGTGTTTTCCATCACGCCCCAGTTAATCACCGACCAAAAGGGGAAGTATTACGTGGCCAGTGTTGCCAACGTCATGGACGGTGACAAGTACCGCATGATTAAGGGGCCACAATTGGCGGTCGCAACCGGCTGGGTGGATATGATTAAGACGAACCTTGCCGCCATGACTTCGGCACAGCTTGCTGTGACTGACGAGGATGTCGAGGAAACTCCGGACTCCGGCCCCATTCAAGCCGGACCCGTGGTGCAGGACGCCCAAAACCAACTCACGTTTTAGGGGTTGGCCATGAATCAAATTGAAGTTATCGCGACCGAGGAAACCCTCGGCGCGATTCTCGCTGAGTTTAAAGAGGAACCAATTCTCGCCATTGACACGGAGACGACGGGCCTTCGCCCCTTCCACAATGATGAGCTTTTCAGTATTATCGTCTCGTCGTCAAAGACCGCCTGCTACTTTAATTTCAATTGGTATTCGGAGTTAGGGGTTGCACAGTACCAACTGAAAGATAAGGCCAGCCTTGCGCCCCTGTTTGAAACTCCAAGGCTGTGGGTATTACAGAACGCCAAGTTCGATCTTCACTTTTTAAACAAAGCGGGGCTCAAACCAAAGGGCGAGTTTTACGACACACAAGTCGCGGGCCGCGTGCTTTACAATATCCACGATTCCTACAGCCTCGATGCCATGGCTGAGCGGGAACTCGGGGAGCGCAAAGACGACGCCGTGATGAAATGGTTAGAGGAAAACAAGTGCTACCAAATGGAGTCGGTGCCTGGTCGGAAGAAACAAAACAAGAATTACTTTTTCAACCAAGTGCCGTTTGAGATTATCTCAAAGTACGGCGCCAAGGACGCGAAGCTCACGCTCGCCCTATGGCAGCATCAGACCGACCCAGATAAAAATCCGTTTCACGCAACCGACCAAAATGTGATTCAAAACGAAATGCGCCTTATCCAAACGCTGTTCGACATGGAGCAAGTGGGCGTAAAGGTGGACATCCCCTTTACTATTGCGGCCTCTGAGTTTGAGCGCAGGCGCGTGGAACAAGCTCTTGAGAAGTGGAAGGCGGCTCACGGGGTTGAACTAACTGACTCCGGTGAATATTTAAAGCCCGTGTTTGAGGCGCTGGGATTTTATATTCCGCTCACCGATAAGGGCGAGCCCAACGTGGACTATAACGTCATTTCCAAAATCGACCACCCCTTGGCGCGCATCCTCGAAGAATATCGGGACGCCGACAAACGCTACTCCACTCTCATGGGGTTGCTTTACCAGGCGGATAACAACCATGTGGTCCACACGAACTTCAAGCAATCGGGAACGGTCACTGGGCGCATGTCGTCCATGGAACCAAATCTCCAGAACTTGGCCGCGGAAGACGAAAGCGAATACCCAATCCGGCGGGCGTTTGTGCCGCGACCTGGGTTTTTCTTCGTGAGCATTGACTACAAGCAAATGGAGTTCCGGGTTTTGCTGGATTACGCCAAGGAAATGGAACTCATTCAAAAGATCATTGAGGGGCACGACCCTCACCAAGCGACCGCTGATTTAACGGGCCTGTCCCGGAAGGCAGCAAAGACCCTAAACTTCGGGTTGATTTATGGGATGGGGATTGCCAGGCTCGCCCATGGAATTGGTGTCACGGATGCCGAGGCCAAGGCGTTCAAGCAAAAATATTTTAATGCCCTGCCGGGCGTGCAGCAATTCCTGTGGAACGCCTCAGGAAATCAACGCAAACGCGGGTTCACTTGGAATTGGTTCGGGCGCCGCTTCCAGCTTAAGGACAAGAACTTTGCCTACCGGGCTCCGAACTCGGTGATTCAGGGCGGCTGTGCCGATGTCTGTAAAATCGCTATGAACCGGCTCCACGGGTTCTTAGGCGATAAGAAAACCCGGATGGTACTCCAGGTTCACGATGAGATTTTATTCGAGGTCGCGCTCGACGAGGTCGGTATTGTGCCCGAATTAAAGGCCATCATGGAAGCGGCATACCCGGTCCGGAATATTCCTTTGACTTGCTCGGTGGAATTCAGCCTAAAATCTTTTCACGACATGGAGACCGTGTCCGAGGATTTGGGGGAAATCTATCGAGCCATTGGAGCGTCAATTCCAAGTGAAGGTCAGGAAAGCCCTGAAGGAACTTCCGAACGTGTGGTTCTTCAAGGCGAGCGAACGGAGCTTAGCGGGAATTCCGGACTTCATACTGTGCATTAACGGGATGTTTGTGGGGCTGGAGTTAAAGCGCAGCGAACGCGCCAAGGCATCAAGGCTTCAGGCCCACACACTGGAACTAATAAATCGGGCGGGCGGCATGGGTATCGTCGTCCACCCTGGAAACTGGAACAAGGTACTTGAAGCGTTAAAGGGCTTAGCCCGAGGGGGAAGATGTGATCGAAATGAATTGGCTTCAACTGCGGAACCATGACCTAAACGGCGCGCTCAATGGGCTGGCCCGGCAGCGGGTTCCCTACGCCACGACCGTCAAGATTTTGGCGATAGTGAAGGCGCTGGAGACCGAGCAAAAAAAGGCCGACGCCGTGGCCAAGGCCCTTCAGGATAAATACTTCAAGTTTAACCAGGAAACCAAAACCCTGGAACTCAAAGACGAGAAGTTAAAGCCCGAGGCCGAAGCGGCGGAAAAAGAGTTCGCGGAGACCAAGGCCAAATTCAAGATCCCGAAAATTAAATCCGTGGAACTTGAGGGCACGGCCCTAAGTGCGGTGGAACTCTATAAGCTGGAGCCGTTTATTGAAATGGAGCCGGAAGAAAAAGCGCCGTCACACTTAAAGCCGGTGGAAGGCAATGCCTAAAGCAAGGGGGCCTTTTCAGGTCCCCCGCGCCCACAATCCTAAGACGGTGGGGTTGTTTTTGGTTTCTCAGTTGATGTGAGTATCTTGAAACATTCCTCGCAAACAACGTCGTCCTCAGTGTACCAGCACAGCCATGCGCGCTTGTTGCATGAGGTACAGACATCGTAAAGGTCTTTTACCCACTTGACCTTTTTGTCCATGTTAGGATTTTTTGTTAGCGAGTTTGCGAAGGTCATCAAGAGAAGTGATGGCCGCACTGTAGGCGTCGCCTTTGGCTTTCAGGCATTCGCCGACGTACTTCATTTTCTCTTTGTCCTTTTTGATTTCCTCGGCCTCGATGAGTGTGCGCGCCGCGGATTCAATTTCCCAGTCGTCGTACTTGCCGTATTTCTTTTCCTTGGCCTCGGAACTTTCGAGCGGCTGGGCGTGGATTTTCACTTCCATCTTTGAACTCCTTAGTAGCTACTGTTTCGGATGCCCATGGCTCGACGGGCGGAATCCATTGGTTTGAAGGCGCGTTTTTTCTTCCGTTGTTGGAACCTCGGGACCTTGCGCTCTTGGGCGATTTTCTCCCCCGGCGGCTCGTCCTTTTTCCCCATCTTCAGCCAGGGTGAGCTTTTCTTTGGTTTCTTTTGAATGCCCTTGGTTGCGGGTTTGGCCTTGAGCATGTTGCCAAAATCTCGATTGGTCGCCATTACTTGTTCTCCCTATTCATCAGCGTCCACGGTACCACGTATGAACCAACTGGAATTTTCGATGCGGCCCTGAGCGGTCGGCTTAGGGCTTCCGCTCCGCGCACGGTTTGGTAGCCAATGCCGGGGCCATATTTACGAGCCTGCCTCAATGCAATCCCACCGACAATGCCTTTACCTATCGCTTTCAGCGGGTCTTCGCCGCGGGCGATTTCCGACGCCGCGTAACCAGTTCCGGCGATGGTTTCAAGCAAGCCTAAATTCGCTTTGGCCGCTTCGCCAGCCGCCCTGTCTTCCGCCATCTTTTGGACGTTTCGGGCCATGCGGTAGCGGTGGTTGAGTTCCTTGAGGCGCTTAAGCCGGTCCCCGGAATCACCGCCTGCGAGTTTCGATACCGCCTCCACGTCGGCGATGCGCTTATCGAGTTTTTCCTTGATGACGTTGCGGGCGATTTTCAAAGCCTTTTGTCCGGTCTTTGATTCGTTGAACGTCTTGTTGTACCCGGCAATGTCGTCGAGGGATTTGCGGTAATTGAGAATTTCTTCAAATGGGGTTTCCGGCACCTTGGTGGTTTTGGTTGTTACCGGAATCATTTCCCGTGTGCCGGACGCATAGTCGAATTTCCCAGGCTTCATGACGGTATTTACTTCCGTCCTCCGGCGGTCAAGGGACGCCAGGTTTTTCATTTCCGAACGCAATTGTCCGAGCGCCTTGTTGCCTTCGGCGGTTCCCCGCAATTCTTGTCTAGCCTTGCGGAGAACTTCCGCCGCCACATCGCGGGCGGTGAGTTTGGTTTTATCGAGGGCTTTGGCAATTTCCGGGGAATCATCCGCTAGGCGGCTTAAGTCGTCAGTGACGCTTTTATAGGTTTGACCAATTTGTTTCCCGGCGTCGTCCACGATGGCCGTGGATTTTTCCAAGGCGGTCTCAAAGGTTTGGCCGGGCTTAAGCATCCCCTCTTTTTGCATGAACTTTTCGAGGTCGTCGCCGATCTTGAATTTGGCAATGTCCTTCATGTGGGCTTTGCGGGCTCCGGCCAACTTAAACGCCAATTGCTGTCTACCGGCTTTGAGCGCCGACCCGGCACCGGATAGGGCTTTACCCAAAGCACTGCCGCCAGCCGCCAGTGCCCCACCCATTTTGGCCTGGTCTAGTCGAGCTTGTAGTTGGTCATCAGTCTCGCCGGGGTTGGCCACAAAGCCGAGTCCAGCGCCGGTTCCTACGGCCTTGGCCGCCCGTGTGAGCATCGTTCCGCCCTTGGCCACGGTTGCACCAGGGATTGGAATGGCGGCCCCGCCAGCGACCGTCCCAGCGCCGTAGGCAAGGGGGTCCTCGGTTGCTATGGCCTGGTCCCGGCCACGCCATTGCTTTAGGGCCTCTTTGAGTTTGAGGTTCCTCTGCCCGCCAAATCGCTCAGGGAGCAATCGGTCCAAAGCGACCTCAGCCCCGGCTTGGAGTTCCGGCAGGTACCCAAGGCTTGCGCCCTGGCCTACGCCCTGAAGGGTGGATTCGCCGCCGGAGAACTTCTCAGTAATTGGTGCTTCCGGAGCCTCGGGCGCTTGGTCCCACGGGGCCTGCCCTGCTTTAAACCCAGCCTGCGGCTCACTGATTTCCCAGGGCGCTTCGCCCTTTTTAAACGCTTCCGGCATTACTGTGCTCCCGGCTCAACTTCTACCCAGGTGTCTCCCTGGAGTTCGTAGGTTTTACCTTCCCACTCTTTTCGGGTTGCTCCGGGCGGGGGTTTACCAGCGCCGGGTTCGGGGAAGAAATCGTCGGCGAGCATCCCGCCTTGTTTCTTAAACCGCTCCCTAACTTCAGGGGAGAATGCGGCCTCGTGTTGGCGCATCCGTTTGCGAAGAATGTTTTTGTACCGCTGCAAAGCCTCAAGCATCTTTTCTTCGGTGTTGAACTTGCCTTGCGCGAATTCGCTTTTCATACGAACCAATTCCTGGTCCGTCACCGCAGCACCGCTTCGTTCTTTTAACGTGGTGTTGAAGATGTTGGAGAACGCGGCCTGCAAAGATTCGCCCACGCTACCAGGCATGAACACTCGCCCCACACCGGGGATGGACTTGCCAGGCAAATCCACCTTTTTCCCATTGATGGTCCCGGTCTTTGGGTCGAATTGCTCAAGCTTGCCGCCGATGATGTCCTCGATGGCTTCGAGGTTTTCCACTAGCGGTACGGCATCGATGGCCTTTTGCTCAAATTTAATCAAATGGTCTTCGACCTTTTTCTCGCGCTTTTCAGCAAGGCCAGCTTCCTGCCGTTTATCGGCGCGGCCTTGGGTTCCGGCAAGGCGGGCCATGTCGGCCTCAATTCGGCGTGCCGCGATGTCTTCCATCACTTTGTTGTGGCGCTCGTACTCTGCCGATCTAGCTTTTTCAAATTCGGCTTTTTGTTTGGCCAGGTCTTGGCGTTGCTGGAATTGTTGGTCCGCCGCGAGTTGTCTTTGTTTGAGCATGTCGGATTGCGCCTGGCGGTTAAGCTGTGCGGTTAGTCCCGAAAGCTGGCGCTGGGCAAGTCCACCTTTACGCTGTTGGAGCTTGTCTTGAAGCTCCAGGAATTTTTGTGTCCTGGCCTCACGGTTCGGTGCCATAGCCGCGGCAACATCCGCAATCTTGGTTCCAGGTCTGAGAGTGTCGGCCCATGCGGCCAGTGCTCGGAAATCGGTTTCTTGGGGCTGGGCTTGGTAGTCATCGAGGTACTTGGACAATTGGGAGATTCCGGCTTGCTCGTCGGAAACCGCCTTGCGAGATAGCTCGTCATACATCTTGGCCAATGCCCCGGATTCCGCTGTGGCCTGCGGGGCCACACGGGCGTTACCCATTTCATCCACCGCCATGTAATCCATGAGAGTTGGGGCGGCGGGGTTGAGTTCCTCGTCGTCCACTGGCAAGTAGGCATTTAATCCGTTGGCCATTTAAAGTCTCCCTAGTAATCGCACCAAATTCTGGTTTCAGTTTTATGGAACCGACAATTTGGAAAGCTGCATTCGTATATCGTGGTCTTCGTTACCGCTGGCATCCTGGTGTCCGGGTCTTCCGCCTCACCATCCTCGATAACCTCGTGAATGTGCTCCCAAAAAAGTTTATGCCACCACGGGTGGTCCTGGTGGATTTCGGTTCTCAGCTTCATGAATTTATCATTCCGCCCCAGGGAGAAAACCGCGAGTTCATGGTCGAGGGCATTGAGGTCCCCTGGTATTGACCCTTCAATAGCTGTTCCTCGTCCACGGTCTTTGGCTTATAGATGGACGGCTTTTGCCCCGGTGTCGCCGGGTTCGCCTGGTTAAACATCGCCCCCATCATGGCACCTTGAGCCCCGGCTCCAAGGACGCTTCCCATCCCGCCGGTTGGTTTCGGCCCCTGCATTTGAGTTTGCATCCCGGTCCACGGGCTGTGCTCAATGGCGGCGGCGTTCGCCATCATGCTCGCTTTATCGGCCCGCCGTTGCTGGCGTTGTTGCTCCCCCTGCTGGAGCATTGAGCCCGCGGCCATCGCTACTGGAATCCACCAAGCCATTGTCGTCCCCCCTGAAATCGTTCATTAAGTGTAAATAAATTCCGTCTTCCATGTAATCAACGCCGTGGATAATGAACCCCGCTGAGTAGGCGAGTTTTATCATGGCGATATTCGTGTTCTTGATAATTGTCGATGAGCGCGCGTAACTCTCGCGCAAGTAATTCATAATCATGTGGTAGGCCCGAACTGCGCCCGGCCCCTTTTCACTTCCGGGAAACGCGCCCCCGTGCTGCATGTAGCAGGTGTCTTTGTCCAATTCGATAATTGTGGCGTAGGCCATGGGAGTGCCTTGCTCATTCTCGATGAGAATGGCGTAGTTGAAGGTGTTGAATTGTCTCGGGCGAAGTTCCTTGAAGCAAATCAGGTGAGCATCCTCAACGATTTGCTTGAAGTCTTCGTAATGGAGAACCTTCAACGTCACTTCTTTCCCCCCGATTTCGAGGCGGCGGCCCGCTGAGCGTCGGCGGATTGTTTCGCCGCCCAAGCTTTCATTTGCTCACCGTAGCGACCCGACTCGAACATGGCCTTGCGGTTAATGTCCTCTTTGAGCGAGCCCAAATTCATTTCCTGGGCGCGCTGTTCGGCATTGGCGAACGTGCCGAGCAAACTCTCTTTGCGGGCCAAGTCTTGTTCCTGGATGCCCATGCGGCCCATGGCGCCCTGGCGGGAAATCCCTTGGCGCGCCATCATGAGGTCCCGCGCCCCCATTCTCGCCATTCGTTCCCTGGCGCCGCCGGATAATCCGCCGGTCATGGCAAGCTGCGCTTGGTTCTGGGCCGCGGCCTGCATTTGTTGCTTGGCCGCTGAATCCATCAGTCCCGATTGCTCAAGCGCCAGCTTTTGGTTTTGAAGCTGCGCCCACGGGGAATCCCCTTGCGCGAACGCCTGTTGCTTCAATGCCTGAACAGCTTCGCCTTGGTAGGGGTCAAATTTGTACTGCCCGAGAAGTTCGCCCGTGTTGAGGTCACGGTAGCCTTCGAGGCTCGGCGGCAGGACGCCTGCGGCTTTTTCTTGGGCGGATTGTTTGTACTCAATCACACCTTTCCTAGCCAAGCTTTGGCGGCGCTCAAGCTCACGTTGGGCGGCGAGTTCTTCAGCTTTTTGCTTGGCCGCGATTTCCGCAGGGCTTGCCTGCCGGGCACGAAATCCCCCACCTTTTCCCATTATGATTGGTCCTCATAGTGGCTCAAGTCTTGGTCGATCAAGTCCATGTCAGGGTCGGCCACTTGACCCTGCAAAGTTTCGCGCATGAGCGCGAGCATTGAATCGTGAATCTGTTTTTCGCTTGCTGTGTTGACGTGGGTTTCCTTCATGTAGCAACGGAGCCGAACGTAGCTGAGCAAATACTCATAGCAAATGTCCGGCATGTCGCAATTGGTCCCGTCACTCAAGTAGCGATTGAGGTCGCGGAAATAAATAACCCGAAGCCCATTGGCCAGGGCCTTGCCTGCTTTGGGGACAAGTCTGAGCTTTTGGGTTTTTGTGGAGGGGTCTTTGTAGAGCATGTACCGATAGTAGTCGGAACCCGGATACTGGTTGAGCACATCCTCGGCCTCGTAGGCCGACTCACCCTTAAGGGGTTTGAGAGTGTAAATGATCGAGCCGTCCCGGTAGACGATTTTTCGGACCTTGTTCTCAATGATGTCGGCTGGCAGGTCGTAGTCTTGTTGGGCTTGAACCAGAGAAATGGTGCTTTCGCTTTGCAGGTATTTGTCCCGAAGCCCAAGCTTCACGATTTCGCTTTCGACGATTCGCACACCGGAATTGAAATACTCGATGAGTTCTTGAGGCTGGATGAATTCCTCATCCTCAATGTCAAGCTCACGCTGAACCTGAGTGCTCAAGTCGCCGAAAGTCCTATATGCCACGGTTTAATCCCCCCTCTAATCGTTGCCCAAAACAAAACCTGAGACAAGGGGCGTTTTAAGCGTTGCTTCCGTCCTGACCAGTCTCGTAGGTGTTTTGGGTTTGGGATACGTCGCTCCAATGCACGTTGTACCCCAAGAGCTTTAAGGGCTCACCCTTTTTGAATCCCCAAAGCTCCCATTCCAAGGACCCGTCCGGAAGCAATCCCTCCGAGTCGATGACCGTGATGACGGTATCGGAGTTTCTCACCGAGACTTCAAACTCTCGGGTGTACCCATCAAAGCTTGAGCGTATCGTGTAGCCGACCACATCGTCCGGCCACTTATTGTTCACTGTGTCATCAAGGGTTATTTGGTTGAGGGTCCCGTCGAAGGTCGCGGTGCCGTCGGTGTCGGAGTTGGTCACAATGGAATAGCCGTTGGTGATGACAAGCTGAAGGTAGGAAAGCCTTAAGGACCGGGCTGGGAAGCGGCGCCATTGTTCGATGAGACCAGTTCCACGCCACACACAGTCCGGATTGTTCCAGGAAAACTCCGTGTCGCCCCAAATGAAATTCCTGCGCCAGCGAATTGGCTTCAAGGACCGCTCAATTCGCCCATCGTCGGAAATCGCCACAATTTGAATCGTGGTGTTCGCGCGGTTCGCCGCTTGGAGCAAAATCTTGGTTGGCAGTTTGCGATTGAACGTGGAGCCGAAGTTGATGTTGACCGACTTGTACGTCCAAATGATGGTCTCATTGGACCAGTTGTTTGGTGTCGTGAGGATGTCGATTCTTGGGTCGGTGTCGTACGCGCTTGAGTGCTTGAACACAAAACCACGGCGGTCGCCGCGATAAAGGAAACCAGCGAAGAAACCTAAGGCGGTCGGTCTGAAACTATTTCCCGACCATGTGGTAAACGTGCTCTTTGCTGAAACTCCCCAACGCATGTCAAGAACAACAAGGGAGTCGTTATCAAGGTTAGAGGAATTGCGCTGAACTCCCCAGTACACCCTGCGGTCTTTTTCGTTGAAGGTTCCCGTAATTCGGTTTTGCTGAATTTGGGAATCAAGGATGCTGCGGTATCGGGTGTTGTTGGAGTCGGAGATTTTAAAGACCTGATAACCGTCGCTGGCGTAGAACCCGTCTTGTCCGGCCCAAAGGACAAAGTTTTCGGCTTGGACAATGGATAAGTTTGAAACGCAACCAGCGGTATCACTGATGCGAATAGGGCGAATGCTGCCCCGGCCAAACCGATCAAAGCCTTGCTCAAGGCGATAAATATACCGCTTGCAGAAAACCAGCGGGATGGACTTGGTGGAACTGAGCCCAGTGATTTTATCTTCGAGGTCCACGTAAAAATCGCCAGGCACAGCGCCCGGCGCGCCCGGCACACTTTGTCGAACACGGAACTCGAAGTCCTCGGTTCCCTCTTTGGTGGATGCATAGTACCCGATATTGTTGACGACATGAACGAACTTCGCAAGCGGCGGGATTTCAAAATCCACGGTCCCATCGTCGGTATAAAGCACCAAGCCATTTTCCTGAGCGAAGTCGTCACTCACGTTATCGTTGAACGTGGTGGTACCGTTAGTGACCTCGCCGACTTTGTAGAATGTCTCCCCACCATCGACGGTTCGATAGATGAAAATTTTCACATTCGCCAAATCGTAATTCCCGTCAACGCCGTTTGAGAGAACCGGAATCCCGGACACAAGGTTCGGATTCACACTCGGGTCCCCGGAATCTAAAACCTGAACTACCGTGGTGGGACCAAAATCTTGGAACTCTTGATTTCCCACCATGTAGGTGAAGTGGAAATGAAACGCGTAGGCGTAGGCCCTGGTGCCCACGGCTCCCGCCGTAACGACCGGGTCGGTTGCGAGATAATCGAAACCATTAGCCCGGACTTTGTAAACCCCATTTTCGTCTTTATAAACCTTCACCGGCCTGGAGTACGCATCGTTGGTGATGTAAAGGTGGTTGTTCCACTGCGAGAACGACACGGCACTGGAGTCGTCGCCGCTTGAAAGAACCTCGTTATTGTCCGGTCCGCGGAGGATGTCGTAGGCGTCGGGGTTGCGGTAAAAAAGCTGGCGCCCGGAGTTCACAAAAAGCTTATCGTTGTTGGCGTAATTTATCAGCGCGCCCACGCGCGCGACGCCCGCCGGAATTTGGCCGAAGTCCACGTTGTCAACCACCGAGCCATCGCGGGAATCAAGTAGTCCGTCCGACGTGATGGTGAAATTATCAAGTTCCGCCGCGGCGTCGTAGACTTGCTCGAACGTGTCATCGGTGATGCCCTTCGAGAAACTAAAAACCTCGAAGGGGTTCATTGAGCTATCAGCCAATTATCCCCCGTACACTGCAACGAAATCTAAAGTCGGGTCGGTCGTGTAGACGTAAAACTGCGTCGCCGAGAATCGCTCAACCGTCGGGTAAATCATTTCCCCCGTGGTTTTCCTGAAGCTCGTGTAGCAGGTGTCAAAGTTAAACCCGGCAAACATCGTCACCAATTGACGGTAATGGCCCGTGGGACCGAAGGCAACCCAGTTCGCGGCGAGGATGCTTTGCGGAATCCCCTGCAAAGACTGCGCGGTGAGGGCGGGGGAATTCACGCCATCGTGGTTATGGTCATTGACCCGTTGGATATTTTCCTCAAGCGCCTGAAACAAAGGCGTGCCCTTGTCCCCGGCTTGGGGTTTTTTATACCCGTAGGAAAGCGTTAACATGCGGCCCCCTTATTTCTTCGTGGTCGCTTCAACCGGCAGTGCGGCTGGAGCTTGGACCTCGATCTTCGGAAGTTCGACCACTTCTTTTGTGGCGCAAAATTGCTCTTTCAAATCCGTGTTTGATACGCCAAGAATCAGCGCAACCACGGCTCCAAGGATTCCCAAAATCCAAGCACCGATTTTCTTTGTCGGAAGAATCGCGCGGATGATTCCCCAAATTTTCATTCCCGTCATAGCCCAGCCCCCTTAGTGTGCGGCGTCCGAATTTCCTTCCGGAGTTCCCGGATGGCTTCGTGGGCCGCGTTGATGTCTTTGCTGTGTTCCGCCTCAATGACGTTCACGCGCGAATCGAGTTTCGCGATAAACCACACGAGGCGGCCAATACCATAAATAATTGTGACCACGGTGCCGAGATTGGCGACTACGAGCGTCCCGAGAATCACATACACACTGGTGGGGATTTGAGCGATTGCCTGTTCAGCCATTTGTCACCCACAGCGGATAATTCGGCAGCACGATTGCCACAACGTCTTTTCGGTGAGTGTAGGGCCGTACTCGAACCGAGGCACCAGTCTTTGCGGCTTCCTGGGCGTTGGTCGTGGTGGACCCACCGCCGCCAGCCTCAATGATTTGGTATTCGCTCAGGCAAATGGAGACGTGGTTTATGGCCGTTTTAGCGGTCCCGTAAAATACCAGGGCGCCAGCCTGCGGATGGTTTAATGGCAAGCCGCCTTGGACGAGAAGTAAATCGTGAAGCGCGCGTGCGGTTTGGTCCCCCTTGGGGTCGGCCCCAACCGATTGCAGCACATGCTGAACGAACCCCGAGCAATCAAACCCCTGCGGCGAATCCCCACCCCAGACATAAGGTACGCCGATAAAGCGCATGGCATAATCAAGCAAGGGTTTCACGCCACTGCCTCTTGTCGATGGGTTCTTCTTTGTATTGGTTGACGGAACAGGCGGCCCACTCGGCTATTTCTATTGGCTCAGGCAACCAGGATTTCAAAAGCTCCGGGTCGCATTGGTCTACGGTCACGTCGTCGGCTTTGTTCGGCAAATGGTCAAGGTGCTCCCATATGCCGCCCCGGCCAAGGTTCTTCATTCGCCAGGACCACTGACCCATACGCCAATGAGAAATATAATCAGGATGCTTGCAAGTAGCCACGAATCCGATGAAGGCATGGCCGCTGGCTCCAATGTGAATTGGGCTGGAGTCATTGGTGAGAATCACTTTCGCTTGTTGTAGCAGGTAAACCATCCCGTTCAAATCGAGTTGGTTTCTCAAGTCTACACAACCTTCAGTGCTCACGTCCACAGTTCCACGGGCATCATCCAAATCTTTACCGATGATAACTGGGATTAATCCAAAACCCCTCAAGCACACCAGGACCTCGTCCCACCACTCTTTGGGGAAGGTTTTCGAGGGCCAATGCTTTCCCGGATGCACCACCACACTGGCGTCCGGAATTTTTATCGGCGTGGAGAAAAGCTTTACCTCTTTGGCCTTGATCGGCAGCGTGCAGCGGAAAGCCGAAAGGGATGGAAAGTCCACGCAGTTGATAATGCAGTGATTGAGGAAACTCCAGGCCACGTCGCGCTGATCGCAAATGGTCTGAAAGGTGAGGTACTTGTCATAGGCCGGTTGCTCTTGTTCAAGATCGAAGACGCGCTTGAACTTCAAATGCCTGAACACTTCCGGCACGTAGGTAGCGAGCGACAAGTTGGCCTTGTCACCAAATTGCTCAAGGGCGTAGCGCAACGTCGGCTCCGCACACACTTGGTCCCCCAGCCCACCCCAGGTGGTGATAAGGAGATTTTTCTCCGTGCCGTTCTTGAGCGCCTTAAACGCCCGAAACGCCGGAATCATGTGTGCGGGTACGACGATTTGGTCCATTATCCCACCCACTGAAGCTCAACAGCTTTGCAAAACTGCGATGACGATAGGCCGAGTCCTCCCAGCACAATTGGTCCTTGAGTGTAGGCGATGGTGATGGTGTCCCCCGGCGTGACATCAACCTCGTGGATTTCGGATTTGACCTCGGGCCGTTTCCACCACGTATTGCCGTCGATGGTGGGACCTACGATATTGGGACCAAGAACTTGTTGTGGCGCTGAGAACCGTAAAGTCCCAGAGTTACTTCCGAGGTTGCCAGCCGCCGTGTTCTCGCCCCACCCGTATCGCGTGCCGAACTTCGTGACTGCCTCCACAAAGCGCCCTTGGAGGGGCTTGACGAGACATTCAATAATGTCGGCGGACCCAATTGTGAATACCAGTGTGGGTACTGATTTCTTAGCCACATCGTTGGTGCCGAGCACGGGGAACAGGGTTTCCTGGTGTCCCCAGGCGTAGAGCTTTCGGTCATTACCGATGGCGTAGGCCGATTGCCCAGCGGCATAGGCTTTCCATGTGCCCACTGAACCAAGACCGGTCACAGCAACCGGCGAGCTTTTGGGAAAGATGTTTCCCTGACCCAGTTGGCCAGCGGTATTTAATCCCCAAGCATAAAGGGTTCCCCCAGTTGTGAGGCCCATGGAGAAATCAGTGCCCGCCATGATGTCGCGGAATTTCAATCCACCGATTACGGCAACGGGCGAGCTTCGGGTCTGAATAGCGTTATCGCCAAGTTGGCCGGAAGTGCCCATCCCCCAGGCATAAATGTCGCCGTCTTTGGTGAGCCCAAGAGTATGGTGTAACGGTACGGCGCCGCCTTGCCCGCAGCGTTCTATCTTCACAAAATCAAGGGCTCCAAGCACCAATGTCGGCGTGCTTTGGGAGCCGAGGATTCCGTTGCCGAGACTGCCCGTGCCGTCATAGCCCCAGCCCCACATTTGGCCGTCGGTGTCCTTGGCGAAAATACCAACGGCGGAATCGGCCTGTTGATCGGGCCAAAAATCCGTGAACGTGAACCCGGTAACGAGAGTCGGCGTGGACCGAGAGGCCACATCACCAACGCCTAGTTGGCCGTGTTCGTTTCGCCCCCAGGCGTAAAGCTCGCCGTTTTCTTTGAGGCCGTAACAGGTGTTAACACCGCGATAGATTTTCTTGAACACATGGCCGCCGGTCACAAGGGTTGGAACCGACCGCGTGACCACGTCGCCAACCCCAAGTTGGCCGTGGGAATTGGTTCCCCAGTTGATGAATTGTCCGTCGGCGCGGTGGAACGGGGCCTTCATGATGCCGGTGAAAAAGCTGATATTTACCGGCGACAAGCGGTTTAAGTTGGACCCGTCTCCAACTTGGGCAGTGCCCCAAGAGTACATGTCGCCAAATTGATCGAGGCCGTTGGTGGGGAAGAACGCGTCCTCACCAAAGTTTTCCTGGAACACCACGCGGAGTTTGTTCACTCCGGCTGGCACCGTAAATTGGTCGCTTGTGGAGCCCTGGCGAGTAAATACCTTTTTGACCAAGTTCTTCATTGTAGGCCCTCTTTATGCGAAGTAGTAGTGCGTACCGTCCGAGAACAAGCTCCAATTTCCCCAGGCCGCGCGAAGCTCATAGTCCGCGGCCAACCCCTCGATCTTCACCAATGGGTTTGATCGGGTCAATGTAACGGGGAAGTTTTCAAGCTCGCCGAGGAAGTCTTTAATTGTGAGCAGGAAGTTGGCGGCTGGGGTTGGAAGCTCGATATTGAACGACCCGCCGCTTGAATCGAGCATCAGGATTCGGCGATTATCGCCGCTCGTGAGCACGGTATTCGCGTTGACCACGAGCACACCAAGGGCGCCAAAGCCGCCGCTTGAGCCAGCGATGGAAAGCCAGGTGGCACCATTGTCGTATTGAACTTCGACGAGGTCGGTAACGAAAATCAAACGCCCTGGGTTTCCAGGGGCGGGTTTACCAGCGTCGGTGTAGTTTTCAAGTCGTGAGGAAAGTTGGGCTATCGCCGATGTGGCGAGGGTTCCTTCAGGGGTGACGTTTCCGCCCTGGAGTAGCTGGAGCACACTCGCAGCGGCCCGGTTCAAACGGACATTCTCGTTTGCGGTCCCGGAATTCCCGATAGCGAGTTTGTCGTCGTTTCGGAGCAACGCCCGCTTTATCGTCCCATCGTCGGTTTTGATGCGGTTTTCGGTCGTGTTTCGCCACACTCTACCCGCGACGGTGGAGCTTGGGTCAGAGGCCAGGTTTTCGAGTGAAGCCTCTTGTAGCTCGCCGTAGAACTTCGGCATGTCTCCCCCTTTTTAACGGGCTGTGTGCCCCGCAAGTTAAATTGTTCGGTCGGTTGCCTGATAAGTCAAGCGGTCCGTCCGTGGACCTAAGCAGCGTCCGTGCTTAAGTCCTATGGTCTCAAATTACCAATGCGCCTGCCAGGTGCTTCCGTCCCATGTGTAGGACTTGTTCGTCGTGGTGTCGTAGTACATGTCTCCGGCCCCAGTTGGGATAGGAGCCGACGAAAACGTGGGGAGGCGTAAAGGCCCACCGAAAAATAGATGTGAACCGTTTAACTGGGTGTCGTAGGTGATGTCGCCGCCGGAGTAGAAATCTATTCCAGCGTCCCCGGTAATCGACAATAAATTGCCGGTGTTGGGGAAGATTTGAGTCACGTAGAGTTGGCCAAAGGCCGCGCTGCCGGAGCCAAGATTCCATGTCGCGTTTTGATCGGGAAGCCAATTCGTCCCGAGCGGAGCGTTGGCTAAATCGAGAATTCGGGCGTTGAGGGTGATTGCGCCCCTGGTGCCGGTTGCAGTCCCCGTTTTAATTAGGATGCTTCCGGAATTCCCAGCCGTACCGTTTCCGGTTTCAATGTTTATTCCGCGGGAACCTGCGGCGCTTGAAGTCCACATTGCAAGTACGGTGGTTGCACCTTGGTCGTTAAGGCCGGAGCCATTGGTTTGACCAGAGGGGAGGGTTGTATTCCCCGCAGTGAGGCGGCAATAGCCTGTACCGCCCGTGTTCATGACGACAAATTCACCGCCATTGGTGTTTATGGCTTGGAAGTTTGATGCCCGCATAGTTTGGAAATATGTGGCCAAGGTTCCAACATTTCGAGCGCCCGCGCTATTCGGGATAATGTCCAGCGACGTGCGAATATCGGCGGTACTGATTCGTAGTCGCGGTGTGGTCACACCGCCAGTGTGAAAGCAAATAGGGTGTGAACCGCCAGTGCCGATGGCTAGGGCAAAAGAATCTCCGCTGCCAAGTAGGCCGGTTCCAGCGCTACTTTCCGCGCCAATAAAGTGAGTGTAATCGGCGCCTGAATTGGTGAATGATAAATACCCGGCCTGAGTGGTAAAGGCTGTGAGCCGGAGCATTAAAGGGTTCCCGGTCGGCGCGGCTAAATGTAAACGCCCCGCCGGGGCATTGGTGCCAAGACCAAGGCGCTTGTTAGAGGCATCCCAAAAGAATGTGGCCGCATCGGCGGCAAAGGCGCCGGACGCGTTAAACTGTACCGCGCCGGTTATTCCGGCTGGCGCTCCGGCTGTGGCCCATGACAGAACTCCCGACCCGTCAGTCGATAGGACTTGTCCTGAGGACCCATCCGTAGCTGGAAGAACGTAGGTTCTGGTTGCAGCAAGGATGTCCGGAGATTTCAAACCAATGTAAAAACCCTCGTTCTTGTCCCAAAGGCGCAAGGTCGGAGCAACCACGCCGTTATAGGATTTGAGCGCGAAAACCTCATCAGTACACCACATGAAAACTTCGCCGCCGTCGGCATCGAGCATGAGTG